ATATAATGCCAAAAGAAAGCTTTTTCCCCAGCCACGACTAGCAATATACATAGGAAATGCCCGTACCCAAAATTCTTGTAGTATGGCAACCTGCATTGGATGTAATTCAATATTAAATAATAGTTTTACTGTACTACCTAAATATTTTGGATTACGAAAAATTTTCATCAAATGCAAATCAGGAAGTTCTATATCCTTCTCTGATCTATGTATCATTATATTATTATCTATTTGAATGCTGTTTAGGTCTCCTAAACCCAACCATGCATCATCAAAAGATGAAATCTTAGATTTTATCATCTGAATTTTTAACCATTTCTATATAATGAATTTTTTTCATAATAAATTCTGCAATTTTAGATGCATTAGCCGCATTACCACAAAACATAACTTTAATATTGTGTTGTAGTTCTAAATCTAAAATATTTTTAACTAGAAATGCTGGACTAACTTTAACTTTATCCCACATGCGTTTTGGGACTGTGCTGCCTATAGGATATACTAATAGGTCTTGTAAATCAAATTCTAATAATAAAAATGAATATTTAAGTTGAGTCATTCTCATTATCACATCTTTAAAACGAGATTCTACAATATTTGTAGCAAATTCACTGGCACTCTTTTTTCGCTCGATGCATAATAGATGCTCTAATCCTTCTATGCTATAGTCTCCAGTATCTAGTTTTCTATAAGCCATAACATGATCTTTAAATTCCCATGGTTGTTGTTCTCTGGTATCAACCACTATGGTGAAATTATTATAAGAATTGGTCATATTTTTTTACCATTGTTATGAGCTATGCTATAGAATACTGCTTCATAGTAGCTTTCTAGTCCTTGTATCATTTTGTGATGCAGATAGCAGAGGGTAATACCATTTTGTACGCTAAATCTTAAACCGGGAAAATCGGCCCACTTTCTAATATGGTGTGCATTTATTTTTTTTCGAGATTTACAACCTGGCCATTGACAACTGTGATTATCTCTGGTATAAACTTGTTTTCTCCATTGTTTGTATAGTGGATCATTAAAGTTTCGGTTCATTAGAATATTTTCTAATATCACTGGAAACCATATCTTGAATTAAATTATCAAATGATATGGAGGGCTTCCAATTGATGGTTTTTTGGGCCAATGTGCTATCACCTTTAAGATATGCTACTTCGCATGGTCTATATAGGTCAGGATCTATATACACATAATCTTGCCAATTTAAACCGACCAATTTAAATGCTCTTTCACAAAAGTCTTGTACAGTATATGTTTGACCGGTACTAATAACAAAATCTTGGGGATTATCCTGCTGAAGCATTAAATACATAGCATGTACATAATCTTGAGCATGTCCCCAATCTCTGCAAGCTTCTAGGTTGCCAAGAGGCAGCTTGGAATCTGGTGGCACAATGTTATTAAGGAGTTGGCCGATAAAATTGGTAATTTTTCTGGTAACAAACTTTTCGCCTCTGCGTGGACTTTCATGATTAAATAATATACCAGAACAAGCATATAAATTATAGCCAGATCTATATACTTGTACTAATCTATGACTGGCCAATTTAGACACAGCATAGGGGCTTTGAGGTATAAGAGGAGTTTGTTCATTTTGATATTTGCCATTGTCTGCTGATTCACTATATTCTGATCCAAACATTTCACTGGTACTAGCTTGATAAAATCTGGTTGTTGTGCAGTGCTTGTGGATCGCTTCTAGTAAATTGGTCACACCAATAGTATTAATTTCAAATGTGGTCGATGGCTGCTTAAAACTGGTGGCCACATGACTTTGTGCTGCCAAATTATATAATTCGTTGGGTCTATATTTTTGCACAATAGAATAGCAATCACTTGGGTCTGTTATATCAAATTCTTCTAATATTAAATGGGGGTGTTTTAATATATGTTGAATTCTTTCAAAATTATTAACACTACTCCTACGATGTAATCCTATAACTCCATATCCTTTTTTTAATAGGAGTTCAGCTAAATATGATCCGTCTTGTCCTGTGATTCCTGTTACGACAGCTGTTTTAGTCATTGTTATTCTCTAAACTTTCTGGATTAAGAAAAGGTTTGTCCACAACACCATCTTGATAATTATGATAATCATACAGTTTATTTTTTAATTTATCTGTTGCAATAGCTAGAATTTCCATCTCTCTACCTTCTTTTTCTCTAATTTCTTCATCTTCAAGCATGCGTATTAGTCCTATCCAACTACTTTTACCATCTTCGATTCTTTTGATGCGTTGCTCTCTAGTAGCTTTGAGATCCTTGCTAATTTTTTGTTGCTCGTTCAGTAATTTAGTATACTCGTTAGTATAATTAGCAATACTGTTACGAGCAAAACTGAGTTGAGTTTCTAAATTGGCTAATTTGGGAATATCTCTTTGTTCTTCTGGTTTTTCATATTCTTTGTCCACAAGGCGTTGTAATTTTTCAGTTTCTGTTATGTGTCTTTTGCGTTCTTTCATACTGCGATTAATAAGAATATCTATAGTGATAAATTGTTTGATTTGTAGTTCTTCTGCTGGTAGTACATCTTCTCTAAATTGTTTGATTAGACCTATCCAGGTATCTTCGAAATACTGTAATTCTCCACTATCACTATCGAATTGTCTAGTAATTTCTGACCAAAATGTTTTAGTGTGTAGTTTCTGTCGAAGAATAGAGTCTTCGGTAGAATGGTTAACAAAAGATAATTTATTTTCTTCAATATATCTATTGATTGGTGCTAGATTACGATTTAAATTAGTGGCAATATCATTAATACTTAAATTTTGAAAATTATCTCTTATATATTGCTCTTCGTCTAGACTTAGTTGTCCTCGTTTTTTGGGAACATTTCTGTTTTCCAATTGTGTTCCTCCATTAATTTAGTAATATGTCCTCTAAGCTTTTTTAAATCCATCTTATTAATCTTTGTACCATGCTTTAATTTTAAATAAATTTCTCTATAATCGCTATGAATATTAGCATCTAGAAACTGAATAAGTTCTTTGTTTTCTAAAAAAGAATTTTGTGAAAAAGATGGTGCAAGATGGGAGTTGTTATCTATATAGCCTGGCTGAATTATATTTTTTTTACTTTCATTTCTTTTAGCCCAAGATTCGTATAATTCACAATCATACTTATTAGCAAATTTTTCACATTGATTGGTGCTTAATTTACAATGTTTATCGAAAAATGGACAAGAATGACAAGGCTTGTCTGGTCTTTGATAATTGTTGCGTTTGTAGTTGAATAATCTATTACGAACGTGAGTCCATAAAAAGTTTTCTAATGGGCGTTTTTTATCATAGTTTTGTAAACCTTCCAAAGCAAAAATAGCGGCTTGTTGCTTCATATCATCAATGCTGTGATATGCGAATCTAAATTTTTTTGCTAATCTTTTACTAATATTATCTAAAACTAATAAAAACTCTTCTGTGCTAACACCATTAGGTAAATCATTCTGTTTCGTTTTCTTTTTGGTCATGTAATAATTCTGCTATGCTTTTTCCATTATCTAGACATAAATCATTAACAATATCATCGTTGATCGATCCTGAAGCTTTTACATACAAAACACTATCTATTACAATGTTTGGTTCAAAATTATTTGGCTTAATCATAAAATTTCCTTGCGCTAAACTGATCAACTGTTATTATAGTATGTTTTCGTGGTCGATTGTCAACAATAAAATATAGGAGTGGATTTATGGCTAATTATAAAAAATGGACCCAAGCAGAATTAGATTATATCCAGAATAATCATACACTATTATGTGATGAATCGTTAGCAGCTTCTTTGAGTAAAATGACAGGATCTAATATTAGTACCGCTATGGTGCGTAGACAACGACGCAAACTAGCTCTTAAAAAGAGTAGGGGCCGTCCAAAAAAGGTTAATGTAACCACAAATTCTCTACAAGCTCAGGGTAACTAAATTTATGCGTAATTTTACATATTGCATACTGTTATTAGTATTGTGTTATGGATCTAGTGCTAGTGCTCAATCATTAGGAGTCTGGCCAGATCGTCCAGCACCAGTAGTACCAATGGTATATATTGTACCATCGTATGAACCAATAGTGGTGCAGGAGGTGAGGTATGTGCCTATTGTGGAAAACAAAATAGTTTATCCTTGGCCAGTAGTTTATCAGCCGCTGCAAACAGTATGGATAACCGATCCTAATTTTGTATCATATTGGCATAGGCGTAGGTGGTGGGATTGTGTAACAAAGTACTAGTACAAATAGCATAAATGTTATTGTGCTCAATTAAGGGTTAGCAGAAATGCTAGCCCTTTTTTGTTTGATATTTGAGGCTCATGTTACATAAGATACTGGGATCAACTTAATATTGAATATAAAATTCACAAGATAGGTTTAGGTAATACATTTATTTTAGTGTGTGCTTATTAAGTTTGCACCACCGCGGCTTTTTGGGGATGCGACCCCCCATTATGGTGGAAACAAAAAAACCCCCCTACTATTGGGGGTCTAATCCGCCAATGATGCGGAGCCCTTTGTGAGATGCGGTCTAGCAAATATCATGCCAAATAATGAGAAAAATATTTTGGAATCATGGATTTTTGACTGGATTTTCTTTTGTTGACTTGCCGATATCTACTTTTGTAGAATCAAGGCATCACAAGGGAGAAAGAAACGATGATTACGGTTCGTGGTGAAAACGTGGTGGGTTTGAAGATGGTTTGCCAGTATCAAGGCTCGAAGGATCCCGCCCCGATTACGCTGGCTGGCGTGGTGAAAAGCCAACGCAAGATCGAAGGCAAGGGAAACCTTCTCACTGTGGAAACGACTGAGGGTTTCCGGTCTTTCTACTTCGAGAAGGCTACCGATTGCGTTTTCACGGTTCCGCGTCGTGAGGTTAGGAACACGGACGATGGATACGATGCTTGGAAGGATAGCATGGTAACGCGATACGGTGTGGGCTGGCGGAATCGCTAACCCCCCATGCGGGGGATAGATACTCTCCCCACAAAGGAGGGGGTACTGCCAAAATGGCAGATTTCGTCCGAAAACTGCCAAAATGGCAGCCTTAGCAAATCTTGTGCCGAAAAAGTTTGGCACGATATTTGCACGAGCAAACGGTATGCCAAACAAAATCTTTTTCGACATATTTTCTTTTGTTGACATCTAAAGTTTCGGATGATAGAATCCCGATATAAAGGAAAGAGAAAGAAAGAGGCACTAAAATGTTTAGCGATTGCTGTGGTGCGATGGTTCACTGGCAGGATATTTGCTCGCGTTGTGGAGAGCACTGTGAGGTCGGGTCGGATGATGGTTACGATGCGGCCCGCGATGCTTACAACATGGGGTATGGCGAGCCGGTCACGCGGCGTCAGCGTGAGGAGGAGCAGATGCTCCGCGAAGAGGATAGACGGAATCGTTGGTAGTCTGATCAAATCGTTAGCATGGTACAGTAACAAAAGGGTAACATTACAATGTATAGTTCTTTCGAGAGAATCGTGGCCGATAGCATGGGGCCTTTTCAGAATATGTACGGCGAACATATTACAACCGATGATATTCTGGACGATGTAAACATGAGCCTCGACGAATATAACGATCTGCCCGATTATATTCCGGGATATGATGATGGGGAATGGGATCCTATCATGGGCGATGTTGACGATTATCCCGAAACCGATGATGAGTGGCTTGATGATTTCCAAGGCGAGGAGGATTTCGCATGAATAGTAAAATCCGTTGGATGAATATAAATAGTTTAGATAAAATTATGGTCGCTATGCGATCTGGCAAGTATGGTAGCGTTATAGACCCAAAAGGTAATGCTCATGTTGGTATTATAAATGCTATCATGAGAGAAGATGGTAGCGGTAAAAACTGGATTGTTACTGTAACAAATAAAACTAACAGTGAACAGGTGTTCATTCACGCCACCTGAAAGGGGGGTATGCGCCGCGACCCCCACCCAAGAGGGGAGACTGCCAAAATGGCAGGCGGCGCCCAAAAACTGCCAAAATGGCAGGCGCTAGCAAATGTTGTGCCAAACGCTATGTAGCAAATATCATGCCAAAGAATATTTTTTTGTGCTCGATTTTCTTTTGTTGACATCTAAAGTTCCGAATGATAGACTGCCGATATAAGAAAAGGAAAGCGAGAATGAAGATGAAGAATCTTATAGTGATTATGAATCGTGCTGAGTTAGCAGACATCATGTATCCTGCTAATGCTGAGTGTGGCCCCGATACCCTTGTGGGGATTGCGGCCCTTGGTGGTGATTTGCTCGACGAGGCTCGGGCGAATGGTAATATGGTCGATCAGTTCTGTGCGATTGGCGATGAAGGCGAGTTCATCGAAGTTGACGCAGACGGTTATGTTGTCTCCGATTTTCTCTATTACTGAAAAGGAAAACAAATGAACGATGAAATCCGAAATCTTGCTAATGCTCTGGGCCTCGTGGTCGCTAGCGTTTGGGATGGATACTCTCGCAAATGGATTGTGAGCGAACGTGATGGATACTATCCTATCTTCACCACGAACGAATACGATAGGCTAATCGAGGGACTTAGGAACGGAGGGAGGTTTCGTCCCCTCTAAGGAGGGGTTTCGTTTTGTACCGGCTGAACCAGCCGGTTGACAATAATGACAGTCAGCCAGTGTGCTTTCTGCCAAAATGGCAGATTTTGCCCGAAAACTGCCAAAATGGCAGGCGCTAGCAAATGTTGTGCCAAACTCTCTGCCAAATTGGCAACTGCAAATATTGTGCCAAAAAAAATAATTTTTCCCCTAATTTTTTTTAGTTGCAATTGCCGATACCTAATGGTAGAACATATGAAACGAAAGGGAAAGAAAATGAAGAATCTGAAGGCTGAAGCGGTGAAGGTTGGTTTCGTGCTCTCCAAGGATAGTGAGGGATTCTATCATCTTTATGATGTCAAGATGGGTTATGATGTTTTGGTTACGGGGATTCGTGAAAGTGTAGTGCGAATGATTCAAGATGAAAAGTCTATGATCGAATATGCCAAGCGTAACCCTACCAAGCCTGCGATGGTTTGATAGTCTAAGGTAAACTATAACACTTTATAAAAAGGAATATAATATGAAGATTGGTGATTATGTCATGAGCGAATATAACAATGGCGAGATCGTCAATGGCGAGATCGTCAAGGTCAAGGCTTTCGGGGATCGTACGCTTGTTACGGTCAAGGCCGAGCAGGGTTATCGGTCTATCTATCTTGATAAGTGTGTCACGTTCGATCTTATGGAAACCGCTAACTGAAAGGTAATATTACAATGAAGAGTTGGATTTGTTACAATCTATTCGGTGAACATCCCGATGATGTAGACGCATTTGGAATGATTCTAGGATTAGGTATTCAAGCGTTTTTGGTTTTCTGGATTTGTTATCTTTTCGTTTATATTCCATTCTTTTATCTCTAGGATATAACATGAGTACGCTTTCTGGTATGGTGGTCGATAGTAAGGTTCCGGTTTATAGTTATGAGTGGCTTTGCCAAAAAATGCAGGATAGAGGCCGAGTTGCTATCGTGTTACATAACCCGGCCGGTGCTACCATTCGTGGTATGATAAATGGTATACGGCCCGAGGATGGTAGTGGTAATCACTGGCTTGTTACTATTTGTGATAACACTGGATCTTCCTGTGTTACTAATGAAGTTTATGTAAGAACAAGTTAATATTACATTAACAGCCGCAAGGAGACTGCCAAAATGGCAGGCGGCGCCCAAAAACTGCCAAAATGGCAGACTACTGCAAATATTGTGCCAAAAATCCCCTAGCAAATATCGTGCCAAACTATATTTCTTTCAACGGTATTTCTTTTTTTTGACTTATAAAGTTTTGAATGGTAGAATCCCGATATAGAAAGCAAAGGGAAAAGATGAAAACGATTCAGAAAAGATTGGCAAAGTTAGGCTATATTATTACTCGGTGGAATGATGGGCGTACGGTGGTCGGCGGATTAGGTTTGAAGTCGGATTATTGGGAAGTGAGCGATTGTGATGGTAACCGCTGGGATTTCGGAACTCTCGCGGACATTCAATTTTGGATTGAAGATAGTGAGGCTAGGAAGAATTGGCCGTTGTCTGGACAACCCTGTATTTTCTAATAACTACACCCCCAATCGGGGGATAATCTAGTGAGGATAAGATGCAAGTTTTTGATATTAGTCTACTGGTGGCGGTTCCTGCGAATCGTTGGATTGGCGAATGGATTCGAAGGGGATCGCATCCAGCGTATAGGGGGGAGTTGGCCGCTCAACTCCGCCTTATTCGCAAGAGACACGGAACCCCCCATGCTAGGGAGTGGATCCGCCATATAGACTGGATCGGAGCATACCCCCTCAAATAGGGGGTTTTTCCGTTTTGTACCGGCTGAACCAGCCGGTTTACAATAATGACAGTCAGCCAGCGAGCTGCCAAAATGGCAGATTTTGCGCGAAAACTGCCAAAATGGCAGGCGCCAGCAAATGCTGTGCCAAACGACGCGACAGCAAATATTATGCCAAAAGAAATCTTTTTTGCGTGGATTTTTTTTATTTGACTCTAAAGATTCCTATGGTAAACTACCGATATAAAGAAAAGAGAAAGAAAGGAACCCTAAGATGTTTAGCGATTGCTGTGGTGCTGTGGTGCGGTTTCAAGATATTTGCCCCCGTTGCGGTGAGCATTGTGAAGTCGGATCGGACGATGGTTACGATGCGGCTCGTGACGCTTACAACATGGGCTATGGTCAGCCGGTCACGCGGCGTCAGCGTGAGGAGGAGCAGATGCTCCGCGAGGAGGAGCGACGGAATCGCTGGTAGTCCCTCATTGTGGGGGTTGTAGTCTGGAAAATATTTTGGTATCTTAGGTTTTCACCCAAAGGAAAAAGTCATGAGCCGTTCGCAGATTATGATCGACTTCGAGCGTGAGATTCAGGGTTGGTTTATCGGTATGGCTATCCCTCACCAGCCTAGTCTGGCCGATGGTGTGGTCGGGCCGATTCGGTCGGAAAAGATTCTCAAGTTCAACCGCAAGGCTTTGCGGAATATGGGCAAGGCTAAGGTCGAGAAGGTGGATCCCCGCTATGGTGGGGGTGAGGATACGATGATTATCAAAGTTGGCAAGCCGGGTAGTCGTGAGCGAGTCGAGGCTTTGCGTTCGCAGTACGAAGCGATTCAAGAGAGCGGTGAGGAACTCTCCCCCTTTGGGTGGGAGGGCTGAACAAAACGCCACCCCCACTACGGTAGGGGCTCTGCCAAAATGGCAGGCGGCGCGCGATTTCTGCCAAAATGGCATACGATTTGCTGTGCGATTTTTTTTGGTTGACATTCAAGGTTCGGCCTGTAGAATACCGATATAAAAGTAAAGGAAAACAAATGAACGCTTCAACTACCGACGTTGTGATTCATGCGACTACCATTCAGGGAACATTTGTTACGGTCAAAAGTTTCGACGTTATCATCGACAATGGTAAGCCCCTAATTATGTTTTTTGTTGTTGACGAAAACGGACAGCATGGTATATTCAATCAGAACGAACTCACTAACTATACGGAGCACTAAAATGACTCACGCCGAAGCAACTAAGATGGTGCATGGTATCGGGAATCGTATGAAGCGTAAGATTGGTAATAATACTTACGCCCGGATTCTGGACGATGGTGCTGTAGCAATCCGTTTGCATAATACGGATGTTGTTACTATTCACCCCGACAATACTGTTACCCTTCGCACGGGGGGATGGCAAACTAGCACCACGAAGGATAGAATCAACCAGTATAGCCCCGTTCGTGTGTACCAGCACAAATACGAGTGGTTTGTAAAGTTGAATGGCAAGGAATATCCTTTTATGGAAGGCATGGTGGTGCAGGGATGATAGTGTATGCTGTTAGTTTGTTATGTTTTATGATTTGGGCCAGTTTTATTGTGGCGTTGGTTAGTTTGTGTGGCGATATTATAGAATAAACTCTAAAGAAAGGGGCCAAGGATGGTCGATATTAACTGGGTACAAATAGGTGTGGGATTTGTTATTGGTGTTATTTGCAGTTACGTTGTTTGTGATCTTGTTTTTCCAATAGGGGAAGATAAATGACTACGGGCGATAAGGTGCTGTTAACTTTTTGTTTTATTGTTGGCTGTGTGGTAACTTACGTTATCTCATAAATGTATCAGCCGATCCTATCGGCTCGCCGGATGAGCATAGCCAGCGAAATCCTGCCAAAATGGCAGGCCGGCCGCGAAAACTGCCAAAATGGCAGGGGAAAACTTCACCACTATTTTTTCTGCTTGACATTCAAGAATCGCCCTGTAGAATGTCGATATAAGAAGTAGAGGAGAAAAAGATGTTGAAGAAGTTTGTGGATTGCAAGGCACAGATTTGGGGTAGTGAGTCCCATGCCTGCACGATTGTGTTTGAGGTTTCTACTGGTAAGTTTTTCGCTGAGTCTGGCATGAATCGTCGCCGGTTGACCGAGAAAAACCATCTTGAAGTTTTGAACGATATGTTCTATGATTATTGTGTGGAAAATGCCTCTTGGATGGGAGTGTCGTGATGAGTAGGTATTATCAAGGTCGGTTT